CGGATGCTGCTTTCTTATAGTACTCGGCCATTTCCTTTAAATGATCCCATGCCCGCTTCTCCAAGTGGCGCGAAATGTCCTCTTCTTTCTTCATAGAGGCAATGATTCCGGCGTCTTTCTGGATGATTATAGCGAAAACGTCGTCAGGAATGTCTTTAAACTCAGGATGTGAGGTTCTAAAGTGCGTCCAAAACCGAGCGGCGCGCTGCTCCTCTTCAATCTTTCTTCTTAGCTCGGTTTCCGTTTGCTTCTTGACCTCGTCTGCAATCTTTGCCACAGACTCAACCGGATTCTCCAAAAACCTCCGGTTGTACTCCTCTAGTTGCTCAGGAGTAAGGCTTGCAATCTGCTGAGCTTGCGATTGAGGAGCATTGTATGCTGGTTGCTGGTGTTGGAAATTGCTCATCATGGCAACCATAGCGTCAAACTTGGCCTTAAGCGCCTCAAGCTCGGCTTTTAAATCCTCTTTACTCTTACCTTCCTCTTTCCCCTCTTCAGATTCTAATTTCTCTTCTTCGTTAAATTCTAACTCTTCGCTCATTGCTCAAGACCTTTGTTAACAATTGAAGATTTCAAACTGCCTATAACTTTCCTAAGTGCGATTATAAGACAAATCTTATGGTAAATCAGTTCCTTATATTCTGATATTGGTAGCGTATTCTCCTTCCTTACTATTTCATCAATGATTGTCCTCTCAATCTTTTCTGCATGGTGCTCAAGTATATTACATGTGACGGATTCTAGGGTTGGATGCTGGATCATATTTTTATAGGCTCATGGAATCTTATTCCTTTTGGAATCAATAGCTTAACCTCATCTTTTTGTGGCGGTTTGTTTTCAAGCTTTTGAATATCTTTTGCTATTATTGCTATTATCTCTATCAGTGTTGAGATAGTGTCTTGGTAAAACTCAAGCCGCTTATCAATATCCTCTATGTGCGGTTCGTGGTAATAATACCAGGTTGCCAAATCTCTTATCCTATTGTTGAGCTCCGACGACATTATTAGCTCCTGCCTGTTGCTGTTGAGTTTGCGGCTGTTTAGCCTGCTGTTGAGGAGCCAATCCTCCTCCAAGCATAGATTGAGACGCCATCATCTCTATTGCCTGTTGATCTTGCGGCGACATAGAAACGTCGCTTATATCTATGCCATACAGCTTTGCTAGCTTGAACATGTACTTGTACATGTCAAAGCGCGTTAGGAACGCTTGCGCTAGCGTAGGAGAGGAAAGGAATAATGACATAAATTGGGTATACTTTTGAATGTCGCTGCTTCTCCTCAGAAGATCAGAGATTCCTTTCACTGTTAAGCCGATTCCAGAGAACGCCTGGAACCTCTCCTCAGGAGACATTTGGATAAGCTTAATCGCTTCTATAGGGCCAATGGCTGAAATGATGTCGTCTGTCTTCAAGAACTCTAGGTTTTGCATCAGGATTAGCCACAGCTTTCGGAGTATGGAGCTTATAAAGGACTCCACAGAAAGGATAAACCCAGAAAGCAAGACAGACTGGCTTTGAGTCAGCTGCACAATCTCCGTCGCGGTAGCTTCCTTTGGCGGTGCCCTACCAATTGCTATGTCAGTCAGCACCGAAGAATCTACGAATAGGCTTTCTAGCACTCCATACATTTGGAGCGTTAGGGGATCGATTTCGCCGATTGGCATATGCTCGACTACGCGCGCCCCAATTGGAGCATCCGCTCGAATACGAACCGTGCTTCCAGATTTGACGCCCCCGATGATGTCGTTAGGGTTCTCTAACATGCCTAGGTGAATAGCATTGACCCCAATGTTTGCGCGAACAGCAGAATCTAGCATCAAGTTAAACAGCTCATTCATGCAAAAGTTAAGGCCTACAGGGCCGTCCAGGATGGCAGGAATGGATTCTTCCGTTACTGGAACAGTAATTCGCTTGTAGACGAAAGGAGACTCTCCATGCCAAAATGGATTGTCCTCAAAGCGAAGCAAGCGGTCATTAGCACAAACTGCAATCGCATTGCGCTTTATTGGCTCCCCGTCCTTGCTCAAGAAGATTCCGTATACCTCCTTAAGCTTGACAGACTTCCTATACTCTTTCTCTCCTTTACCAAGTTCATCAACCTCTTTCTTCTTGTAAACCCCAGACTTGGCCAAGTCTTTAAGCGTATACCAGTCCTGCTCTATCTCCTGCATCTCGTACAGTCCACGCCCAGTTGGATCAGGAAAATAGAAGTCTGGATCAATCGCAGAAATAGTTGGTCTGAAGACCTCTATCTCTTGGTTACCTTCCGCCATAACTAACGTGGTGGGAGAGAGAGCACCAGTAACCTTTGCTATCATTTCCCCTTTCAAAAGCCCAAATTTAATGCACCTCTCTATTATCTCTAGAAAGGATTCTCCGTTAGGGCCAATGTGGTTTAGGTAGGCGGAGATTAATGCCCTGGCTATCTCTGGATCAATGTCTACCTTGCCGGTCTCTACAGTAAAAAATTCGTTTCCAGCGTCAGTGATTGCTTTAGTGATGAACTTGGATAGGCGTTCTACAGCAACGAATGTTTTTGGAATAAACTGTGTAGATTGATCTTCTGATTTCCCTTCTAAGAAGTCGTCAGGAAAACAAGAGTTATAGGCCTCTACGTTAATCTTATTCTTTTCTTTCCTCTTCTTCCTTGACTCATCAGATTCCCTATAACAGACTTCAATATAATCTAATATCTCTCTTTCTTCTTTTTGCATTGGCGCCAAACCTATAGACTAATGCTTTTGATTGCTGTGCCGCTTCTGTCAAAGCAGATTCGCAATCCTCACAAACGTTAGAGTAGTATACAGAATAGTTCCCTATATACTTTCCGCAGTTTTGACAAAGGCCTTCAAAACCCGTCGAGTAATTAGACGGCGGAGGGCTATAATAATTCACTTGCGATAATGAATATCAAAGATACAGCAAGGGAGCTAAACAGGAAAATGAATATTATAGCCAATATTATTCCTATCGCCTTCTCTTCACTATTTTTGTCCACCGTCGTCACGAAAAATTTCAATCAAAAGAGTCACCGATCCGTAAAGCATAACAGCATAAGCAAACATCTCAAGCGGCTCTAATACAGACGGGTCTCTGTCTGATATAAGTAAAAGAACAAATGAAAACACGCAAAGAAAGACTGACGTTATCACTTTCGTCACTTTCCGACAAAACTCTCCATAAACCTTTCAAACATATGGATTGCCCTTCCGCCCATATGGCCGGATATTCCAACCAATGCCGCAGTTAATGTATTGCCAAAACCAGCAGACTGGCATAGATAGAAAGTTATTATGCCAGTAAATGCGCTTATAACTAAATCCCCAACTAGTTCTGTTACGTTAAATGCCCTTACTTTCCCTTCCTTTAGCTTGATGATAAAACTTGCGAATCCACCAAACATGGATAGGAATATTACCCACGCGTATGTTAAGACAGTATAGTCTAATGGGTCTTTATCTGGAATAGGAGGCTGCATTCTTGAAAGTATAAACATTCTTCTTTGCTGAAGCCAAACGATGCGCCTTTCTAATTAGCTTGTTAACAAAGACAACGCTACACCCATAAGAAAGCGCATCCCCCAAGTCAGAATAAGGATGGCTTTTCTGCTTGTTAGTGTCAACCAAAGACCAAGCGCCTGCTAATGCCTCAACCAAATAGCGGCAGTTCTTGGAAACGATTACATCCCCATCATAACAAGCCATCTGGATCGCTTCCAGTCGCGTGTGAATGTAATGCGCGCCAGGAGTAAATGTTCCTCCTAAAAGCTTTAGGATTACATTCGCTGCGCAGTTTGCCCTATCTGCCGCGTACGCTTTTGATTGCTCCATCCTTGTCATCGTATCGTCCCCAATATGCCTAAACTTAAGGCCAAAGTATTGGGGACTCAAATGTTTCTTGATTAGCTCATAAACTCCTATGCCGGTTCCAAAGAACTCATCATAGACGTACAGCTTGCCGTTGTGTAGCTGACATATCAGAAGCGCTGGATGCATAGAAGCATCCCAAAGCGCAATAACCTCCTTCGACCTATCCAGCGGAGGCATGCTGTCCGCTTCTAGGACGTGCTTCTCTACATCGAACGTTGGTACTGCCGGCTCTCCTTCGTATACCGCACAGTATTCCCCTTGAACATAGCGGCGGATTAAGTCTTTCCTATGTGCCCAAACGGCTTTAAGCTCATCGTAATAGGATGGTGGAAGGTTGTGTACGTTTTCTGGCGCGTCAGTCTGGAAGACGTTGAATCCTTCAATTGGAGTTTCTATAAAGCGCTGATAGACCCAATGTTGTGGCGATGGGTTATTACATACCACCTTGCAAGCCATCCAGTTCATTCCCTTTTGCCGCCTTCTTCCTAACATAATGTCGAAGACGGTTTCAGAAACGCCTCCAGACATTCCGACCGGAACAGCCTCATCAATTCCAACGCCAGCGATCTCTAACGATTGTAGCTTGCCAGAATCCATTGGGCTGTCGGCAGGAATGAACCAGACTTTCCCTTTCAGCGGCTTCTTCCAAATCGCTACAGCAGAAGAGGAGTTCTCCTGCTTAGTCTCTACATAAGGCTCAAACCAATTTAAGAACTCCTGGTAGGTTGTGCGCTTTAAGGACTGCCAAGTTTCCCTGATGATTACCCAATGCGCGCCTGGATTATGGAGTGTGTGATAAAAGCAAGACATGACTAAAGCCGTGGTTTTGCCTTCTCCCATCCTAGAACAGAACAAGTCGGCGATTCCACGGCTTTCTATGAAGCGCTTCTGGACTGGATTTGGAAAGAATATCTTATGCCGATACACTCAGAAGCCTTTGCCTTTACCTCTCCCTTTTCCCTTCTTGCCTTTCATTCTTCTTTCAGCCTCAAAGAATTCGTCTATAACATTCCTCGGCGGGCAACCTTCCTTGATCTTCCCAGCCTCACACATGCCAAAGAAGCGCTTTTGCTTCCCGCTCCTAAATGGAATCAGCTCTTCCTTCCCTTAGCAGCCAGCTTTTGAAACTTAGTTTTCCCGTACTTCTTCCGCCCAATCCATGCCGCTAGCGCGGCAGGATTTATCGCCCCCTTGGCTGCCAGCTTATTCTTAAGCGCCTTAAACCTAGCCCCGGTTCCAAGTTTTGGTTTTCCCATGTTAACCTCTTTACCTACAATGGCTTTTTGTACTTCCCACCTTCAGACCTTGAAGGCCTTCCGCCCTTTGCTTTGTTGAAATCTATGACAAAGCTTTCTATCTTCTCGGCTAGATCAGAAGCACCAGATTCTTCAACTGCTTCTGTGATTTCATCTAGACGGGAGCGAACATCTCGATGATCTAAGTATTTGACGGCCGAGTTTACCAAGTAAGAAACAGCATACATGATCTTGGAGATTTCCTTTGGCTCCTCTAGCGTCTCGAGCAGCTGAGTGCACATCTCAAACGAGTCGTTCAGGCACTTTTCAAGCTTCTCAATCTCTAGCCCGCTTTCTTTATCCTTTTGCTTACTAGACATAACACCTCGTCAAGCTTTGACCAACTTGCAAACCTAACCTTAGACGCAATCTCTTTCGAGAAGTTTTTGCTTAGGCCAAGAAAGTTCTGTTCTCGTTCCCAAAACGTCGAGTAGCAAATCTTTCGTGGCAATACTCGTTCCCTAACAGCTTTCTTTATGGCGCTTCTGATGGAGTTGCCAGTCACAAACCGCCAAACGCTTATGGAGAACAATACTTCCTCACTGTAGGAGCGTCCACCTCTATGCTTAAGCTCTACCCTTCCTGGAAGCATCTTTATTATGTCTCTTATGCTGATCACGGTTGATAAAGCTTGAACTGCAATAGTTTTATTAAGTCATCTTTAGTTGCAGGTTTTCTATTAATCCATATCCTGCCGTCATCAGGACTTGTATTCTCGAACTGGACAAGATAAATTCCTCTATACTTAGGATCATTCTTCGCTGATTTGTGTATTGTTCTGAATATCTTGCGCTGCCACTCTGGACAATCCTTTCCACGCCTCTTCTCCTCGATTATCATCCATTCTCCAGTCTTGTAGTTCATCCAGATATAGTCGATGTTCGTGGCGATATATCCGAGACTGCTGTCAATCTCTTTCTGATCACGCAGCCACAAACCAAACTCGGTAGAATGGCTATCCCTCCTTCTCTCAGTCATGCAATATAGCCATTCCAATCTTTACATTCTTTTCGTCAATCTCCACTCCGTCAAACAAGCATCCGTGCCTCAGCGCGGCCACTCCTGTCGTAGCCGCTCCACAAAACGGATCAAGGATGTATTGCCCGGGCAAGCAAATCTTTGAAATGATGTCGTACATACCGCTAACAGATTGCCCCCACTCGTGAAATCGCTTGTCGCGCGCACTGCTGGCAAAAACATCACCAAAAATCTTCCCCTGGTACTTGCAGCCTATCTTAGTGAACATTAGGAGAGGCTTCCAAGTGGTGTTGACTTGCACCTGCCGCAGAGGTGTCGGTTGCCCAGGCGTCAAGTAGCACGCGGTCCAGTAGTAGTCCAGGTACTTAGTCATCATATCCATAATATCGTCTAGATAGCTCTGCCCGCTCATTGCGATCAGCAAGCCGTCATCCTTGAGCCACTCGCTTGCCCGCTCTGCCAAGGACTCCCACAAAGGCAGGTACTCACGCGGATAAGGAGGATCAGTGATGATAAAATCGTACTGCCGAGGAGCTTTCCATGTCCTCATATCAGCGTGCCATATTCTCCAGCGTTCAGACGGCGGCACTTGAGCAGCAGCTCTCGCCATCTCTTCGCGCTGTTTCTCTCGCTGCATTTTACGAACTGCTTTCTCTGCATAGTTAGCTGTCATCTCACCACTCTCAATCTTCTTTATCAGTTCAGGAGCGTCACGTTCTACGGCTTTGACGGTAGCCACCAGACGCGGGGAAACATTAAGAAGTTCGGCGGCTGTAGAGACTTCAATTTTGCCGTTTTTAAGCAACTGCAAATTTGCAGTTGCTTCTCTGTTTGATTTTCCGCCAATTCTTCCGGCATCTCTTTTTGTCATATTCGCTATCCTAGCCGCAATCACGGCACGTTGGCTTTCGTTCAAGTGCCTCCGGTTCAGGTTAAGAGAGACAACGAAACCAACAGGATCATCTCCAGTATACTCACGGTAACGCAGCTCAACTCCAACCGCCAAGCACGCACGATACCGGTTCCTGCCGTCAAGTATTTTCCCCTCATAAGTCCAGATTGGCTCTAGCAAGCCGTTGGTAGCTATGTCTTGGCGCAGGTTTTCAAAGTCTTTGCCTTCTAGGAGCGGAAACGCCTCAGCTATAGGATGGAAGTCCATATAATGCCTCTCGCTTTCTTTGGCGAGGAAAGGATACCACAGCTGGAGCGCCAGCTCAACCTTGCAGCTCCCTATTTATGTGCAAGGAGCAGGCAGGATAGAAAGCACCTCCACTAAGGCTCCGTACCATATTGTTTCCTCTAAAGAAACAGTAAGGTACTTGGTACCAAGATTGTTTCCAGA